GTGATAATCACATGTCCGCCGTACACGGACAAATTCCCCCAAATGTCCGTCCACCACGGACACACATGTCCGCACGCCACGCACACATTTCGGCTCGAATGTTCGCCAGCGGCAGACAACGGACTAGCACCTATTAACCTACTGGTTTGGTGGGTTAGTCAAGCCTAACAAAAGCCACCTGTAGCAGTTGTTCTACTACAAGTGGCATAGGTGTTATTTAATTGGACAAATGATATTGAAATTTACTGCTTTTAAGTTTTTTTCAATATCATTTGTTTCATATTCTTTGAATAAGAAATTTTTATCACTGGTGTTATATATCTCACCGACTGGTATATAGTCACCAGCAATATCTCCTAAAGTTGTCCAACAAGTTCTATACATATTTCTAAACACTTTGTCTAAATTGTTTTTAAGAATGAAGAAAATATTTGTATATCCCAGAGTGGAAACTGATGTTCTTATTTCACCTGTAAAAGATATTTCATCTTCTGAACAGTAGCAGTCAATTAGTGTTATTGTAATGTTAGTTATTGTTTGAATATCACCCAACCATGTCAAATCATTCGTTAAAATTGGATTAGATTTTTTAGTGTCTGTGTTACTGGCAATGAACCACGCCCCCATTCTAGCAATCTCTTGCAAATATGAAATTGTTATCTGTGGTGCATGATTTCTTTCAATCATATTCAAATCAATAAATGTTACAGGATTATCTTTCATATAATTACCAATATCCATTTTGTTATTTCCATAATTATTACATCTTATTAATTTTTTAAGACCTCCCATCATTACAGGATAAGGAATAGTATTTGTATATTTCATTTTCTTTGTTGCTGATTCTTTGCTACCAGTTAATAATGGTATCATGATGTATATATTTACTGTTGGAACATATGTTTTTGCTTGTTTTACAATTTTCATTACATTTGCGGCATTTGTTGTGGGGTCATATTTATTCAAATCATCATATGGTATTTCAATTAGTAAATCTGTCATATCTTCTGCAAAAACAACTGACGCATTGCTTAAGGTTGTAACATTATTAATTATACCTCCCGTGGTCACACCAGATTTAAACAGTGGTTCATTAATAATGTTCTGAGTAACGCTAAACTTGTCACCCTCACCATCACCATAATATGTCCAACCACCAACTGTATAAATAGTTCTAGTGAAATCATAATATCTGTTGAATTCCATTTCACTAATGGCGTTGTTTGCAATACCTGTGATGTCACCTGATGCATTTAATTCATTAATCTTTTTTCCAACTTCTACAGGAATTTGTTCGCCCCACTGGTCAACTAGATTAGTTAAATTTTCCGAAATTTGTTTTGTGTCGTCATTTAATTTTTTATTTAAATCTGCACCCCACTTATTAATCAGCTGAACTTCGCTGGCATTATTTTCTGCAATCTTAGCGTCCTGAGTATTTAACCTAGCATTAGTTGTTCTCTGTAAATCATCAATTTTTGTGTTTTGGTCGTTCAAGTCTGTTTCGACTTTTTTCTGTAAAGTGTCTGTAGTTTCTTTTAGTTTCGCATTGTCTTCTGCGTCTTTTTTCACCGTCTCTAACAACCAGTCAGCATTCAAATCATGATAATTTGTATATGGAAAATTCCTAAACATATTTCATTACCTCCTTTATTAGTAAACCATCAAGCAAAATCTCTCTTTAAAATCTTCAGCAATCATCTGAATAATATTAAAGTACTTTATTTTCTGCCACTCAACAATCTTTTCAGCACCACCAGTTTTTCCTCTTGTTTCTGTTTCTTCAATCTCTTCTCTTCCACTGGTATGCACACTTTCCTCATTCGTTCCTGTTGTCTTGTTTGTTGAAGTTCCACTTGTTTTCACTTGTTGAGAATTAACCAGAACTTCACTGTTAAAACCTGCTACCTGAGTAGTTTCTGTCAAGTTCGGTGTGCTTGTGGTTGTCAGGTTCGGTGTCGTGTTTGTGTCTTCTATAATATCTGGTGTTCTTGTGTGATTCCTTGTTACCGTTTCTGTCTCTCCGTCTCCAACTTCCATATTATTTACGGCATTCATGGTTTTCAGATAATATGACCACTTATCCATCATAACATCTGACCACGCTTTTATCATTCTCCCCAACCATGACGGCTCCCCAACTAACACCTCAAGTTCCGCACACTCATACACGATATAATCACATACTTTGTCTTTATCAATGCTCACTGGAACTGTCAGATTATTCTTGAGTAAGTCAGGTTCTCTGTTCAATAACCCCATTAAAGTTAGTGTCAGGCTCATTTTCGTCAACCCTCCAATCCACTGATATATCAATACCAAACATTTTATTAACTTTTTTGCAACCCTCCTGTAAACTGTCAAGCCACAGTTCACATTTGCTTTTTGCTTCAAAGTTGTTGCTCTCTGCTTCGGCCGTGATAAGTCTTTCTTTCTTATCACTTCTTACATTGTTGATTCCGATTTCATTATCAAACAACTCTTCCCATCTTCTCATGGTATCCTGTAAATCTGGTGCTATGAAATTACTACGTAAATCCTGAGCGAAAGCCGTCCACGGTTCTGTACTTGACATGTCAGGTCTTGTGGTTTTTAATTTTTCATCATAAAATACCGCAAGTTCTCCCCTCATGATTTTGTCCATTATTGTTTTAAGACTTTCTGCTCCTGCCTTATTTCTCGCACTAAACATATACGATAACTTACTGTTCATAACATTCATACTGGTTGCTTCAGCTGTCATTGCCATATTATCTGCATAATACATGATAATATCAAAGATTCCACCCCAGTCAGGAGTCAATCTTAAGACTTCACAGTCTCTACCTATTCTGAGATTTTTCACACTTTTCAGAAGAGGATTAGTTACAACCACATGTGTTGGCTGATAGAAAATATCATATCCCTCTAATCCACTACCTTGACAAATCACCCCGTATTTGTCAGTTTCAAATACTGAAATCCAACCCCACACATAGAGAGTATACAGAAAATAGTTTTTGCTCCACGTTTTAGGCAAATTCCATTTAAAAACGCTCATGGCTTTCTGCATCAAATAACGTGCAAAAAAGTTCGTCAAACCTGTATTCGCACAATGTACAGTGCTAGGACTCATTGTACTATTATATGCGTTTATAAAATCATACTGCGCAGGTAATGTTCCATTTCCTACTAACATTTTATCACCCCTTTACAAAATAAGCAAGCCATTTCTGTGCGTAACTTACACGCCTAGGCTGTTTCACCACAGCTGGTCGTAAATAGTTTGCGGCAAAACTATAAACTAAGTCCTGTAAACTATAGTTTAACTCATTGCTTGCCCATTGCGCCCATGTTAACGGATATTCATTTGTGCTGTACCACTGTTTTTCAATTCCAGTGTGTGTTATTCCCATTGTTTCCTGATACTCTGCATATATTAGAGCCATCTGTTTATTGCCATCTGACCAATCATCATGAGAACCATAGAGAATATCAAGAGCGTTATATAAGTCACTAGCAGGTGTCCACTGTACCAAACCACGCCCAGCACCAGCACTCGTTGTTCCACCGCCAACTTCTATGAGTCCTGGATTGATAGTACTTTCGCCCTCCATGTTGCCGAGTAATGCACATACACTGTTAATGTTCCACCCTAGCTGTGTTCTAAAATACGCCCACACCAGTTTAGCATTATGTCTCATTTCATTTTCGTTAAGATAACCACTTGTGGTATCTGTAACTTTTGTAACCCAACTTCCTGCTGGTGTGTCTGGTACAGTGCCACCACCAGCACGCTGACCGAGTAGATAGAAAAGTAAAACATTTCCATCATTGCACATCATACTGCTTCTAAGCATAGAAAACACCTCCCTCAAGATATTCTCTTACCTGTTCTGTTTCAGCAGAGTAAGCACCTGACAAATTTGTCATTCCATTTTGAACCAAATAAAATCCCTCTCCGAGTGTTTCCATAGTGTTAAGTTTACAGTACGGTCTGCCAATGAAACCATTGTTTCCGTCTGTTATGTGAACGAATTCTTGTATTAAATCGAGTTTGCCTAAAGACGCTAACATCGAACCTTTACCAAATATGACATTGTTTTTTCCTCTTAAACTTGTTAGTGCGTTTCCTATACCACCGCTTACACCACTCATATACGTATGCTGTTCTATTTCTTCATTATTTTTCCCAGTTATTGTATCAACTAATCCTGTTGTTGCGGCGTTAAATATACTAGGTAATGCGCTTGCCATAGTGGTAGCTGTTTGCGTTGTATTATCTTGCAAATTTCCAACAGTGATAGGGCACGCAATATTACTTCTGGTTAAAGCAAGAACTTTATTACCCTGTATAGCTCTCAACTCAGCGTCACCGCTTCTAACATCAACTGCTATATTAACATCTATCTCAATATCTGGATTAACGTTATTCATATCTATTTCTATAATACCGAAGACGTGGCTGTAAAAATAAGCCGATGAATAGGGGGCGTGATTAAGGAAAAATCCTCTTTCTTCGCTCTGTGGGTGTTTCACTATTTTATATTTTAGAGCTTTATTCACCAATGCCTGATTATCTGCGATGGTACTATATTGATTAATACCTCCTTCAAAAGCAATTGACCAATATCCTAGAAATATATGGCCGGGTATATATTTTGTCTGAACATCTATAGGCAACCAGAAACAGTTCAACAGATACTGCCCCGGATTAAAAGCTGCTTTTAAAACGGCTTCTGGGATATCAGATACTGGAACTTTCATCCAGTCTGTTCCCGTGAAAATCTTCTCTATAAATGACTTCCATGCATTAGTTTTAAAAAGATAGTAATTTACAAGACCATTTTTTCCCAGAATACAAGCAACGAATGTTCCTTTAGACCAATTGCTATCTTCCCACATAGTACCACTTGTTATACTGAAAGTTTTATAACTTTTCGCTGGATACGCTGTATCTATAATGTTGCCATCATACGCTGTGCTAGTTCTTGTGAAATAAAATGTTTTCTTTTTTATCTCTTCTCTGAAACTCGCCAGAACATCAACTTTCAAGTCGGCATGCCATAATCTATTTTCATAAGTCCAATTAAGAATCCAATAATATCTACCAAATAACGGAATATACGCATAATTAAGATTATATGGTTTGCTGTCCATGGTAAAAGAAAGAGAAATAGTGGGATTTAAAACCCCACTACTTTCTTTCAAGTCACAGGAGGCTGTAAACTTTACTGTATCATCAGCTGGCTGAAAAGTTGAATTTTTACGTTTTGCAACTGTAAAAAACTTAACATCAAAACCCATAATTCCTCCTATGTCATAATCAGTCTAACAGAAACACAATACCGTTCTCTGTGAAGTCGTTGTAATACCTATCGTTGAAATGATACCAGAAGTTTGTGTAACCGCCACGTGCATTGAATCGGCTTGCACTACTCCACTGACCGCAAGTTGTGATACCGACAGCTTCTTCATCAAAAAGAACACCAAAAATATTAGATGTTGCTGTTCCAGCACTGTCCTCTACTAATGCACCTAAGCTGTTTATATATGCGGCTTTAATATTTATGCCATCTGGAGTATCTATTGACTGCCAGAAATTAACCTGTTCATGGTCAGCCCATTTCAGATAGTTGTCATTATATACTGAGGAAAGAACACTTGCGTCCATATCTTTCAAATACTCGCTAAACAGATATAGTTTCTGTCTATTCTGTGGGGTATGTCTGGAAATCTCTTTTCCAGTCACATTAATATGGAACTTCTGAGAACGTTCTGTGAGCATTCCAGAAAGATAGCTAATATAGCCGAAAGCCCATTTGATAAATGGAACAAAGTTAGCTGGCTGTCTAACAGTGTCAGTGGTGAGTTCCGTTCCGGCAACGTCATTGTACTTTGTAACAAGATGAATAACATTGTTTACATCACCTTTCACTTTTCCGCCAATAAAGTTTGCAAGTGTCATTCTTGCTGTGCTTTCGTGACACTGTTCAATCATATCACTGCAATTCTGTAAAATCATAGTAATGAAACGCTGGAATTCTTCTTCACTGGAAAGTGCTATATTCAATTGGTCACGATAAACTGTATAATGTCTGCTGTATACATTCTGGCCATAAAAGTTTGTCTGTAAAATAGTTGGATTCGAAACAATCTGGTCGTCAATGCTTTCACCATCAGTAAGATCATATCGAACATCTTTTTCCCAGTCTTTATCACCGATATTAAGTTTTCGAACATGGTTTCCAAAACGCTGTTCGTCTTTCATAAGTCCTTTGAATTTTGCCTCGTATGGTCTAATAGAAAAAATAGTTCTGGATAACGTCTGAGAAATAGCATTTAATAACGCATCAGTGTTCATATTCAAGGCAGTGTTAGCTACTGATACAAAACCATCTGTGACGGTTAATGCCATATCAGTTTTTCCTGTTGCCTGATTTATTATTGAATTTAATAATGTTGACCCTTGAAAACTAGCCAAAGTGGGTTTGGTGTTATCAATATAATTATCACTAGGCATTTTATTTACCTCCATTCTGACCGCCTGTCGGTCTAATAATTTCAGCCAGCATATCATCAACTGTCGGCTGTTTGTTTTCTGGCATCTGACTATTCGCAATACCATTAGCCTGTACCGCCCTTGTCAGATTGTTAATTGTTTCAATCAGTGGGTCATTGTTTTTCACAACCCCACCGTTCCCCATATCAATACTCATCTGCTGACCATTCCTTGCCAGCACATCGTTGTAAAACTGTTCCTGTCTTCCCTGCGCAGGATTGATAGGACTGCCGAACCCCTGTAAACCAGCTGACATCTGCTGAACTGGTGGATTCATAACTGCTGGTGCTGGTGCTGGTGCTGGTGCTGGTGCTGGTGCTGGTGCTGGTGCTGGTGCTGGTGTCTGTGCCGTAGGCGCAGCTGGCACGGAAGAGTTACAAAGAGCGATAATGTCCTGTTTTGTAAATCCAGCACTTGCCAGTGCACTTAACTGTTCGATTGTCATTTGATGTTTTCTCCTTTCTTGATTAAGTAGTTTTTATTCGCAAAACCTGCGTAGATTTTCCCACCAATATTGGTTTCCCCTAAGAGCCAATCACCTGTTTCGTCAACCAGACCGTATGCCCTGAATGTGTGTTTTGATGGCATACATAATATTACATTTCCCATTTCTGTTGACGGATAATCTCTTAAGTTTAATCCCGATGTAGTGTCCACGAGGTAATAGCCGTATGCGTCCGTGTCGGGTGTTAAGGCGGTGCATTTATCTGAATTTTCAATGTGGTCTTCAAATACGATTCTAGCACCTATCATTTATTTTCACCCTCCAATTTGTCCAGTAATTTCTGTATGACTAAGGTGTTGTCATTTAATGCTTTCGTGAGATTATTCATCTCTTCTTTGTGGGATTCTGTTTCTCTGTTCCAGAGATAGAACATTGCACATAAGCAAGCTACAGGAACTCCCACATTTCCGATTAACTGTGTAAAAACTGAAATGTCCACTTTTAACCCTCCTTTATATGACCGACTGTTATTTGAAAAAAAGGAGGAAAGTGTTTTCGTGTGTCGGTCAAACACATGCACACCCTTTCCGAGGGTTGACCTAGTGCAACACTTATTATTCCTCCTATTATTACAATATCACATATGAAAATACATGTCAAGTAATATTTTAGATTCTATATCTTCAAATTTAACATAGCCGTCAATGTATGATTCCCACACCCAATTGTAAGCACGTTTGAATGCGGTGATGTCCCTGTCTGTTAGGGTGTATGTTTCAGGTGAGCCTGAACGGTGTTTTGTAATATATAAATATTCACCTGACTTGTGGTCATAGATAGTCAGTTCCCCTATAGTCACCAATGGCACATACTGTTTTAGGTTCTGTGGCGAAATGTCTGAATAATCTTCTGCGTAGAAGTCATTTTCAATAGACATTTTGTAGAAATCAGAATCTTCACCTACCATATTATAAAGACTGGTTTTCTTCTTTTCCTGTGATATTGGAGAATCGGTTAAGTTGAAAAGAGCTATACCTTTTTTACGGTCATACCATCTGTCTTTGTGGTTTTTGGTCATGTCAGAAACTTTTCTTATCAATCCGAGTCTTGCAAATATATCACATGACAGGTTTTCCGAGTTGGAAAACAGTAAACATTGGATTGGCGGTTTTCCCTGTATCTCCCTGTTTCGGTTCATGGTTTCATAAGCATTGAGAAAAGCAAAACATGCATTCTTCACAGGTTTTTCTGTTTTTTCGGGTATGAATTCGTCATATATCCACAGAGTAACGTCTGATGCATCAAAACCACGCAAGTTAGCTATGGTTGAAAGTGCTGAGGTATAGCCGAGGGGTAGGCCATCTGGCTTATGTTTTCCGTTTTCATCTGATATGGCATGATAAAATGCGGAATTATATTTTGTTAAAGAAAACGATTGAATATTCCAGTCGTTATCTGAATTTAATTTTTTAAACGGTGAGAACTCAGGTTGATTAACCATATCTGTTTGTACCTGTTTGGAACGGGTGTACATGAATATCTTGTGGTCTTCTATCGCTGTTTTCAAAGCACCATAAGTTTTTCCTGTGCCACGTCCTCCCCATATAAAGTTAAAAGGGTATCCCATTTCTAAGATACCCTTTATGTTTACATATCCAGAGGGGATATATAAATCAAAAATTTTATTTGACATATTTACAAGTCAGACATTTACGTCTGTTCTTTGTCTCGATTTCTTCAACAGCGATGGAAATATCTGTCACACCAGAACGTGTTGCACATTCCGAAATTCTTGTAAACTTTCTGATGAATGATGGTGAAGTGGTAACATAGAATCCGTTGTCAGATTTGATAACGAGAAAGTTCTGTTCCTCGCCTCTGGCGTTTTCATCTTTGTAGAGAATGTATTTTTCTACAGGAATCTTGTCTGCTCCAGCAAGTTCTTTCATGGAAAGACGTTCATCAGATTCTAACATGTCATAGGACATGTCCATTGACCACTCGTTGTCTGCAATATTTGTTCTTAAAATTTCCATTTGCTTTTTCTCCTTTTATAAGTTATCACTTTCGTGCATGTTATTCAATTTTAACAATCGTTTACAGCGTATGAACGAAAACAGTGATTTAGTGATTTGTAATTCCTAATATAATGGGTTATATTAGTTCTGCATTTCTGCAAGTGCTGTTTTATAGAACAGCTCGTCACTCATTGAGAGTGTCATGTAGTCAGTTTTCACTGACATGTCTTTAATGGGATCTTTTTTTCCTGATTCTGTCATCGGATAATCTGGTTCTTCTTTGATAGAAACCATCATTTTCTTCGGATTCCAATTTGTACCCACGAACTGTTTCGTGAGTTCTGCACCAGATTTTGTTGTTACAGTTGCAGTCTGTACAAGAATGGTTCTTGTCATTGTGTTCACCTCTTTTCGTTTTATTTTGGTTGTTTTGGGCTTGTAAACGTCATGTTTCGTTTACAGTTATTATAATAGCATAAGGGAAAGAGAATGTCAACATATTTTCGGAAATTATTTTAATTAATTTTAAAAGATGATTTGTGAGTATATAATAAGGAAAGAAAAAATATTTTTTAAAAAAGTTATGAAAAGTTATTGACTTTTAATAAGTGATGTGGTATTATAATTACAGAAACATGATAACAGGAATTAATAAAAAGGAGGAAAAAATGACAAAATTATATTTTAAAAACCAGCAGGAGTTTGTAAACTTTATATTAGAAATAGCAAAAAATTCAAAATTTTTGACTATTAATAATGTAACATTCATTACTAATAGCTGTGATATCTGTATATGTGATAATTCATATATTGATATGGTAGATAAACAAAAAACTGTAATATGCAGTATGTTAATTAAGGGAATACACAGTTTAAATGAATATAAAATAATTATGGAGGTGGATAATGAACAAGACTAAAAAGTGGTTTGCAAAATTAAAAACATATATTTGCAAAGGTCAATACAAAGAAGCTAGAGCATTCATATTAAGCATATTTATTTTACTTGACATGCAAGATGAAATAATACGAATGCCGTATTCAATGATTGAACGTGAATGGGAACTTTATTTCGCATATCTCAAGGAGAAACTTATAAGATGATTAGTATGTTTTTATTGGGTTTGTGTTTCGGTGCTGGTGCTTATGCACTGGCATCGGTTCATGATTTTAATGTAAAAGAAAGGAGGTTGAAACAATTGAATAAAAAATGTATAACGGTCAATCTTGATGAAGATGTGGTGAACACAGTAAAGAGATTAGCACATGATGAAAAAAGAAGTGTGAGTAACTTCACCAACACTGTATTAATTTCAGCGTTGACAAAATATCTTTTAAGAAAGGAGATTGAAAACCTTGAGGCAGAAAAAAACAAGTGAAAGAATGTCGCTGGAATCGGCATATAGGAAAGAAAAAAAGTTGATTCTACAAAATATCAGAAGAGCGTCAAAAGGTGAATACTCCATACCTAAAACAGATGTGGAATATGCTAAAGCGCATTTACCAGCAGTCAACAAGTTAACTGATTCACAGTTAAAAATAGCTTTGAAAATGGCACAAAAAATTCGTATTAGTCCTATTTATACAGCGAAAGGTCAGAAAAAAATAGCAGAACAAAAAAGAAAGACGTTACAAAAACATGGAGTAAATATTGATAGTAAAGCGGAACTTGACATATTTGGAGAATTCATGAAAGATTTGAAAGACTTTTCATTAAACAGAATATATGATTCTACTAAAGCCGCTGAATTATGGGGTGAGATGCGTGAACAAGGTGCTACTCCTAAAGAAATCAAACAAGCCTATAAAAAATGGGTGAAATCAAAACATCATGGTGGCCGAAGAAAAAACAATAGAAGAAATTGAGAACATATTAAAAAACGTTCACGCACTTAGAGACAGGAGAGGAAATAAAGGAAATAAGAAAAAAATAATCTATAGAGATTGTATTTGTGGTTTTGATATTGAAACTACTAGAATACCAAAAATTGAACAAAGTATAATGTATATATGGCAGTTTGGGGTACTGATTGATGATGTGATATACTATACACATGGCAGAACATGGAAAGATTTCAACATGTTTATTGATATGATACACGATTCACACTTGAGACTTGTTATATATGTACATAACTTGAGTTACGAGTTTCAATTTCTTAGAAATGTATTTACATTTACGAATGATGATGTATTTGCAGTTAAAAGTAGAAAAATTCTAAAATGTGTATCGGAAGATTACAACCTAGAGTTTAGATGCAGTTATTTATTAACAAATCTAGGACTTGACGCTTTTACAAAGAAAATGAAAGTTGAACATCAAAAACTAAGTGGTGAAGAATTTGATTACAGTAAAAAACGGTATCCCTGGACTAAAATGACAGCATACGAAATGCAATACAGTTTTAATGATGTTATCGGGTTATTAGAAGCTATTCATAAACAAATGACACAATGGAACGATAACCTGTACACTATACCTTTAACGAGTACAGGTTACATTCGCAGAATGGCAAAAGATGCTTTAAAAAATTTTAACTATAAACAGCGTTCCAGTATTATCAAAAGTATAACACCAGAATTATACACGGAATTGAGAGAGGGGTTTCGTGGTGGAGATACTCATGCTAACAGATATTATGTTAACGAAACATTATACAATGTCAAATCATGTGATAGGTCTTCTAGTTATCCAGATGTTATTGTTAACGACAGGTTTCCTATGTCACCATTTCAAAAAGAAAATGACTGTGATGAAGATGATTTAAAAAGATTTCAACAGTTTGGTAAATGTTATATAGCAAGGTTTAGTTTTACAGGATTGAAACAAAAAGACATTTTCTACGGCTCACCTTATATCAGTAAAGACAAAAGTCGATTTCTGGAAAATGAAATAGTAGATAATGGTAGAATTTTGTCAGCTGATTTTCTGGAAACAACTTTGACAGATGTAGATTTCAATATTGTTAAACAAGAATATGTGTGGGACAAAATTGAAATACACGATGTTTTCACCAGTAAATATGACTATTTACCAACAGGATTAAGAAATCTGGTAATTAAGTTGTACACAGATAAAACAGAATTAAAAGGAATTACAGAGAAAGAAAATCTGTATAATGCCAGCAAAGCATTAATTAATTCTGTATATGGAATGATGGCTCAAGACCCTGTGAAATTTGATATTATCTTTGATGAGTTAAACGAACACTCTTTTTATGTAGAAGATAGAACAGAAGAAAAGAAACAGGAAAAACTTGAAAAGTATTACAAGAAGAATTTTTTGAGTTATGCATGGGGTGTTTGGGTTACTGCGTGGGCGAGATATAGATTGAAAGAAATGGTAAATATCGTTGGTCATTCATTCGTGTACTGTGATACTGATAGCGTTAAATATCTGGAAAGCGAGAACAAAAAAGAAAATGAAAGAATCGAACAACTTATTAAAAAACACAACAAAGTCAGACAAGAAAACAGTAAGAAAAACGGAGGATATGCAACCGATAAACATGGAATTACTCATTTTATGGGAGTGTATGAAGATGAAGGAAAATACAAAAAATTTAAAACCTTAGGTGCTAAAAAGTATGTGTATGAATACGATGATGGTATTTTACATTGTACGATTGCTGGTGTAAACAAAAAATATGGTGGTGAGGAATTAAGGTCTTGTGATAACTTTAAAGTAGGTTTTACTTTTAATAAAGCTGGTGGGACTGAAAGTATATATAATGACAGGTCTTATGGGTGGTATGATATTATAGATAATAGAGAAAAACATACTATATATATCGGAAAAAACATTGTTATCAGGCCATCATCTTATACAATAGGTATCACGGCAGAATATGAGAGAGTTCTTGAAAGTGCAGAACTATTGAAAGAATTCGAGAGGAAGTGTAGAAATGATTAGTGAAAAAACAATTATAATAAGTCTTGTTATAATATGTGTTATAACAGCATGGGCAGATATTACAAAATAACCTTATGCCACTTGTAGTAGAACAACTGCTACAGGTGGCTTTTGTTAGGCTTGACTAACCCACCAAACCAGTAGGTTAATAGGTGCTAGTC